ATAATTAACCTGTTCAGCCGATACGAGGGTGTCAACTGCGTCCGCTATCAGGACGATATGCTGAACAACGCGCAGAACAACCACAAGCCCGTGCAGGTCTACATTGATGACAGCACGCACTCGCGTCTTAACAGGACAGAGAGCGAGTTCATCGTGCAGTACAACATCGTTGCACTCAAGTTGCCGAGAACTGACAAGAAGGAAACGATACTCGACATTCAGGACTACTGCTATCAGATGTTCGCGGACTTCATCGCAAGGCTCGACACCGCTGACGAGTACCGAGGCATACTGCAAGTTTGGGACTACTCCATCATGACCGTGAGCCACCTCACTGACGATGACGCGTCTGGCGCGAGGCTGACGCTTGAACTGCGTGTCGCCAACCCAGCAGACCTTTGCAAGGAGTGGTCTGACGAGCCATACGAGGAGCCTGAGGAGCAGCCTATAACCATCGACGAGAAGACCATTGGCGACATCAAGGTCAACCCCGTCAAATTGCCTAAAAACCCGATACGATGCTAGCGATAAGCAAGGTCATAGCGGAGGAGGTTCTTCTCATTCTCAGGCAGGTGCTTGACGGTGACACGGGCATCAACGTCAAGGTCGCCCGCAACACGCTCGGCAAGGGAGAGAGCCGTCTGTACGACGATGCCGTGACCGCTCTGGAGAGCAGCGATGACATTGTGGTGAGGCTGCTTGTCAACAACTACATCATCTTCATCGAACACGGGAGGCGCAAGGGAGCGAAGCGTCCGCCATTCCAGCCCATATACGAGTGGGCTAAGCGCAAGGGTCTACCGACTGACAACGGCTTTATCTGGGCTGTGATGCAGTCAATCGTTGAAGACGGCATTGCCCCTAGACCTGTCATGGCAAGGACATTCGACCTGATTGACAAGCGGTTCGACAGCATATGGTCTGACCAGATTTTCGAGGAGATTGTCAAGTCTCTTGACGAGGTATTCAAGTGAATATGTTTAAGTTAAAAGAATGAAACAAAATGGCAAAGGTTGATATAAAACTATATAACGACATTGTGGAGGGGCAGTCGCGCCTATACATGCTGCGCAAGTGGCTCGCGGGTCTTTATGGCAACACCTGCGGAGACTCTGTCGAGGAGGACGAGCGTCTCTTCGCAGAAGCATACAACGCTGCAATAAAGCAACTTAGGCATAACCTCGAGGACTTGGACGATGATGAACGGGCAAAACTGTACGCACGCTATCTTGCGGTCTATAACCAGGCATACGACACTGGCAACCTTAAAGAGGCGAGGAACACGCTGGACAGCATGACCAAACTTCAGGGATTGTCGAAGTCTGACAACAAGAACATCAAGGTGAAGACTGACAAGGAGAATGATGTCGTGGAGATTTCATTCGGGTTTGACTGATGCAACTCAAGTTTAACATAAAGTTGACAAGTGCGCAGCAGGACGCGTACGACCTCATCCACAAGGACGGGGTCAAGTTCGTCACGCTATGCTACAGCCGACAGGCTGGCAAGTCAACTTTGATGGAGATATGCTGTCTTGAATGGCTGTTGACACAGCCCAGGGTCAGAATTGGCTACGTATGCCGCTCCTACCTCCTTGGCCGTAAGATGTACAAGGAGATAATATCTTTGCTTCCGTCTTCAGCGTACAAGTCCGCAAACGGGTCTGAACTGACGATAACTGGCAACAACGGCTCCACGCTTCAATTTTTCAGTGCGGAGTCTGGCAACGCTCTCCGAGGGTGGACTTTTGATTATCTTGTCGCGGACGAGTTCGCGTTCATGCCGATGGAACTGACGGACGGCACCAACTTGTACAATGACGTGTTGTACGCGACCGTCAAGGTCAGGGCTAAGAAAGTTGTGTTTGTGTCCACCCCTTGCGGCAAGAACAACCTGTTCTACGAGATGTACCAGAGAGGTCTTGATGACGATTTCCCAGAATATGCTTCACTGCGCAAGACAATCTACGACGATGACCTGTCCACTCCAGAGCAGATTGAGGACATCAAGCGTTCAATACCTACACTGTCATTCAGGCAGGAATACATGGTGGAGTTTCTCGAGAACGCTGTGACGTTCTTCGGAGGGTTCGAGGCTTGTTATGTCGCCAACTTGTCATACGCTGACAAGGGCAAGGTGTACATCGGCATTGACTTCAGCGCGAACGGTGAGGACAGGACAGTGTTGACGAAGGTGAACGGTGACGGTGAGGTATGGCAGAGCGTGGTCACTGGGAGCCTTGACATGCGGTATCAGCGGATTGCGCAGTTGATTGGCAAGACTAAAAACCTTCAGTCGTGTTTTTATGAGGACAACAGCATCGGTGCGCCAATGGCAAACGAAATAAGCAAGTTGCTTGACCCTCAGATTAGGAGGAGGTTCGTGGCATTCACAACAAGCAACGCTAGCAAGGACAAGATTGTTAGCAAGTTGGCGGTCGACATTGCGAACGAGGACTTGATATACGGAGACCCTGAACTGTACAACGAGTTGGCGAACTTTCAGTGCCATTACAGCAAGAGTGGCAAGCCGACGTATGGAGGTGCGAACGGTGTCCATGATGACAGAGTGATGAGCCTTGCGATAGCGAACCATGCAAGGAATACTGTCAAGCGCGAGTCAAGCATTGCCTTCGCTAGAGCGAAGTTCGATGAATTAAACTAAAGCAATAATATAGATGAAATACGATTTCGGGGAATGGAATGTCCCCACAAAATGGGATGATGTCACGCTCGGTCAGGTCATCGCCATCGACAAGGAGCGTGCGTTGGAGAAGCCTTCGTTGGCTAGCATAATCGCGATACTTTGCGGCAAGTCGGTGGACGAGGTTGAGCAGTTGCCCGTCGAGTTTATTGAGAGCATCATCAGCAAGATGTCATTCATTCAGGAGCAGCCACAGGTGAGCGCGTCGTGCAGTTGCGTTATTGACGGTGAGAGGTATTCTGTCAACGCGAAGGAGAAACTGAAGTTCGGGGAGTTTGTTGCTGTTGAGACGGCGATGAAATCAGACAGCGGCGACGTTGCGTTGTTCCTTGCTATTGTATGCCGCAAGGATGGAGAGGCATACACGAGCGAGTTCGAGAACGAGATGCTTGAGCAGAGGAAGCAGATGTTCCTTGACGCGCCATGCACGGTTGTACTTCCAGTGGTAAGTTTTTTTTTGCAAGTCTGGACGCTGCAAAACGGGCTTTCCCGAAACTATTCGAAAGTGAAGGACGAGGTTCTAAACCTCATTCGCCGATGTTCAGAAAGTTTAGCGAAGGGTGGTCATGGCTCAAGATTATGTACGAACTCGCGGATTCGAAAATTGAAAAAGTTGGAGAAATATATCAGAAGAACCTACTAGACGTGTTCCAGTTTCTGACGTACCTGTGCGACAAGGCTGAGGCTGACGATGCGGAGGACAAGTTCCAGGAACAGATGCGAAAAGCGAAACGTGGCAGATAAATTGGGAGGAGCGGTTGTGAGCCGCTCCTTGATTTTATGCGTATCTCCAGATGAAACCGTATGCCTGTTTGTATTTGCCTTTTATGCACTGGTAGATTGCCGCTCTGTTATAACCAAGTACCCTTTCTATCTCTCGCGATGATGGCCATTCTTTGATTAAGTTGCCTTGAAGGTCAAACTGCATGACTGGTTTGCTTAGTTTCTTTTTGAGTGCGGTAGTCGAATTGTGTCTCCATTCCTCAGACCTGTTACGCATCGCTACTCTGTATTTCTCCAGAAACTCTGGGTCTTCAAACTGTTTCTTTTTCGCAGCACTTATGTTCTTTCTCCATTCCTGACTTTTGTTCTGGAGTGCCTTTCTCACGTTCTCCTTCCATTCCTGACTTCTGTTCTGACTTGCTTTTTTTACATTCTCCTTCCATTCTTGATTTTGAGAGCGTCTCCTTATTCCTTCTTTCAATTTTTTTTGGGCTTCTTCGTTGTTGTGCAACTTGTCCAATCTCCTGTAGTGCGCTTCGCGATAATCATCGTCTTTCATCCTGTCCTTATTGTTGCGAGCGATTCTAGAATAGGTTATCGGATTATTCATGTTCTCTTTGCGCGTACACAACCTTAGATTGAGGAAGTGGTTGTCTGACGGGTCTGTGTTCACGTGGTCGACCTCAATGTCTTTCGGTATTTCACCGTGTATGGCTTTCATTATGACACGATGGAGTAAGATATTCTTCCTGTGTAAGTGGACTGTCTTGTAGCCTTTATTGTTAGTGGAAATTGGAAGTTCATAGACAATCCCTCTCTTGAGGTAATTCAATGCTTTCACTTTCTGGCTGGTCACGGACACTAGGTACTCATCGTCATACTTCAGCCACAGGTCGTATGAGTCCCTTGTTTCAAGTGTCATCGGCAGATACTTTTTGTATTCTTCCATCGTTATGTTTTTTGTTTTCTTGCAAATGTACAATATTGGGAATCAGAAAACCAAGTCACAGACTGACATAATGGCAGAGATTTAAGTTTTGTTAAGGAAATAAACTGACAAGTATTAAAATATGTTCATCAAAAACGTCACAGATGAACATAACATTCGACAATCAGAATCAGAACGGTATTTACATATTCGACGGTCAGCCGAACATCATCACCTTCGAGGACGGCACCTACACTGGGACTCCGTCGCGCCTGACGATAACCTGTCCAGACGGTTTAACAGCGGGCGAGGAGGGTGTCATCATCGAGGTCAACGGGGAGCAGATAACGAGCGTGCCAGTACAGTCTGACGCTGGGCCGAGGGAGTTCGCAATCAGCGACGTTGGCATGACAACCGCGAACAACATCTGTAGGGCACTGCGCAACGTGTCATCGTTGCTTGTCAACTTCAGCGTCTATTTCGGTGCGGACAGGTATGGTCAGGGAATGGTCACCGTACTTGCAAGGCAGTTGACAGCAGAGGTGAGCGGCAGTTGCACCAACGAGTACATAACTGTGGTGTCGGTTCCTTCTGGTGTACAGAGCAGCGCGAGAGTGGCAAGCGTGAACGTGTCGAAGGACAGCGCGTACGTTGCAACGCTTGAGAAGACAATATGCTCACAGAACACCAACTTCGACGTGTCTCCAATTATCTCGTCGCTGACTGAATACGGCAGTTTGACACCTGTCACCTTCACCACCTGGACAAGCGACGCTGAGGGCAACGTGTCGACTGGAAGAACTTACAACATGACGGCAATCAAGGGCTACCATACCGAAGGACAGCCACTCTACCTGACAGGCTCCACAATGCTCCAGAACGTGCAAGGTACGCTGTACATAGGTGCTGGACAGCCTCTCGTTTTTTCGTGGCTCAATACCGTGTCTGGAAACCTAGACTTCGTGGTGAAGATGCTCGGAAGCGACTACTCAACGATTGGTTCGACTGGTGCCACGATAGAGCGTGCTGACAACGAAATCGTTGACGTGACAATCGACCTGTCCAGCATGTCCGACGAGGTATGGTATCTTGACCTGCTTCTTCCTGACGGCAACAGTGTCAAGTTCAATGTCATTCGTCCATCACGGTTGTCCGAGGGCAACGTGCGCATGCAGTGGCGCAACGGATTGGGCGGCATCAGTTTCTTTGATTTCACTGGTGCGAGGACGGAGAAGAACAACCTTGAATACGACACCTACCGTGACGAGGGTTCTAGTTATGGCTACTATGATACTGGAATGCGTTATGACAGGATTAAGCGCAATGCGTCAAACGACATCGAGTACACTTTGCAGACGCACCTTGTCAAGGAGGACTCGCTTGGCATCTTCAGGGACTTGGCAAAGAGCGAGAGGGTATGGATTGGTGAAGACATGGTTCTTGTTTCTAATATTGAATATAACGAGCAGAGCAACGGAATATACATCGTCAGAGTCACGTACAAGAAGTCAAGGATTAACTAAAAAATGAGGAGGTGGTTTTAAACCGCCTCCTTTAGTTTCCAGATGTAGCCTCCAGCGGATTTGCGTTTGCCGTTGCAACAGGATGAAATATGGCATTTGCTTATTCCCAGTTCTCTCGCGGCATCAGTGGCACTTCCCCATTGCCTAACTAGTTTCATACAGTCAGTATACTGAAGGACTGGTTTCTTGTGCGAATTTGCAACTTTTTCTACGTGTTCTGGATTCTTTTTAAGACCTTTATGGGATTTTGAGTTGCGTTCAACAGTAACAGGGTTGTTGCAGTTTTGTTTATGAGTCTTGCAATCTAGCATCCATAGCCTGTTATCAGTTCTATCTCCATATAAGTGGTCGATTTCTTTTTCTTTTGGTATTATACCTTTAAACGCTTCATATACCAATTTATGAACCATCTTTGCTTTTCCGAACAGATATACATACATATACCCTGTTCTGAACCGCTTTTGAGGGATAATCTTCCTTTTTCCTTTAACTCCATAATAATTTAAACTAGCAACCCTGCCCAGATTGCTTACTTCGTAGAAACCTTCGTAACCGTTTACCGCTCTCCAGATTTCGTCTACAAGCAAAAGTACATTATTCATGACTAACAGTTTTTTGCAAATATACAATAAATACTCCGAAGAACCAAAATATGTTCAATTTAAAAAAATAAAACAATGCCAAATCAGAAAGAATTTCGCATAGTCATAAATGGAATCTCTGAGAGCATCTCACAGATTGACAGTCTAATCAGCAAGATTGACAGTCTCTCATCCAAGATAGAGTCTCTGAACAGGCACGGAATCTCCATCCAGACAACTGGCGGTGGCGGTTCTGCCGCGGCAAGCCAAGTCCAGCAGGTTCAGCAGGTCGAGGCCGTGCAGAAGGAGATAACCGTTGAGGTCACCAGACAGAGAGATGCAATCGCAGAGCAGACATCTCTCATGAGGGAGAACCTAGGAGTGCAGGGCGAGGCACTCCAGATTGCCAATTCGCTTCTTGGCAATTACGACCAGAACTTGTCAAAACTTGTCCAGTACAAGGAAGAACTTGAAACAATCAAGCAAGCGAGGAAGGACATCGACGCTGCCGCGAAAGCAGGAACAATGAGCGACGAGGAGGCCGCTGCCGCGAGAAAGTCCCTCCTAGACACGGAACTCCAGATTAAACAGGCGAAATCCGAGACGGAGAGAATCATGCGCAACGAGGTCAAACTGTCCCAGTCACAGGCTGGAAGTTATGACCAGATGAGTTACACCCTGTCGCGGCTGAAGGACGCTCTCAAGGTGTCGAACAGCGGAAACCTGTCGCCAGAGAACTTCGAGAAGATAAGCCAGGCGGTCACAGAACTTGACAGGGAACTCAAACGCTCAGCCTCGTCAATGGGAGAGTGGCAGCGCAATGTAGGAAACTATTCTTCAGCGGCAGATGGTTTCGGCAAGATTACTGTGGCCATCGCTGGTGTAAACAGAGATTTTGATTCGCTAAGGAGTGCCATAGTAGCGGTTCGAAATCAGATTGGTGTACTTGAATACACCGCCTTGTCAACAGGCAAGGAGATTGGCAGCGAGATGGAGACACTCGAGAGTCAATTAAACAAGTTGGAACTGGCCCAGCAAGCGGTTAACGACAAGATGGAAGAAGCGAAACACGCTAGTTCTGGCTTACATGCAGCGGTTGAAGCCGTCCAAGGTCTTGTCGCGATAGGCAGCATAGGTCAAGGCTTCGCTTCTCTGTTTGGCATTGATGACAGTGCGCTCGGTGAACAGATTAAGAAGTTGACCAGCCTAATGGCTATCATGCAGGGCTTGCAGCAACTCTCGACCCAGATGGCGACAGGCACTGGCATCGGCCCAGCGTTGAAAAAGGTGTTTGACGTTAGCGGTATCAATAACGACTGGAATCAGTTGAAGGAGTCTCTCACAGTCATAGGTCAGAGGCTTGGAATCGTCAAGACCCAGGCTGAGGGTGCCGCTGTAGGCATGGGTGCGCTTGCCGCCTCAGCCAAGGTCGCGGAGGCTGCGGTCAAGGGCATAGGCAGGGCATTGCTAATCGGCTTCTTGATTGAAGGTGTCGTATGGACAATCGAACTGCTTGTTGACGGTTTCAAGGCACTATACGATGTCTGCCATGACTGGCTGAGCATGGAAGATGACGTGGAAAGGGCTAACAAGGGGCTGAAAGAATCGTACGAAGACATCGCAAAAGAGGCGGAGGCGCAGGAGAAGATAATAGACGAGGCAGTAGGCAGGGGTGCGATTAGCGAGTACGACGCGATAATAGCGAAGCAGGAAGCGTGGTACAATGCGATAGGCGAGACTGTTGAAGGACTCCAGGTGATGATTGCTCTACAGGAGAGGGCTGGCAACATTCATCCGCAACTTGCCGACTGGGGGAAACTCAACAAGACATACGACGAACTGATAAAGCGCATACAGAACGGAGAGGACGTGTCAGAGGAATGGGGCAGACTGATGTCAACGGTTCTCAACGACGTGGCTGCACGCGCGAAGAATGTAGACACCACAGACCAAGAGGCACTCAAGCATTTCTCCGAGTGGATGGCAACTACCCCGCTTGTCCAGAGGGCGATGAAACACTTCGGTGACACGGCGAAGGAGGCGACAGACGCTGCTGGCAACGGTTTCCTGTGGGCTGCTGACCAGATGAATCCTCTGCTCGACAAGATAATACAGGGCAACAACGAGTTGGCTAGAATGCAGAATGAGTTTGACGATATGCTCAAGAAAGCCCAGTACTGGGAGAAGTACGGGAACCTCAACCAATACTACATCGACAAGGAGAACAAGAGGGCAACAGACCTTGCCAACACTCCTGGCATAACTGGCGGTACACAAGAAGGCCTTGACAAGATTAAAAAGATGAACGAGGCACAGCACAGGGAGCGCACGTCCGCGAACAGGAAGACCGTCGCCGCGGCGAAGAAGACTGCCTACGACTTGGCCAACATCGAGAGACAGATTCAGGCCGACAAGATTGCGATAATGCGTGACGGCTTGACAAAGACTCTCGCGACAATCGAGGAGGAGCGGAGGGCAAGACTTGACGCAATCAAGAAATACCCTGCATCCAAGCAGGAGGAGGCTCGTGTAGCAGCGAACGCGCGATATGACAAACAGATTCGAGACGCTAGGACTAAGGCTAATGACGAGATGATTGCACAGGAACGCGAGTTCCGCACCCGCATCGCCAAGATATACGACGGAATCATCTCAGACAGACGAGAACTTGCCGAGTTCTTAAACACTAAGGAACAGGGGAACAACACGCGCAAAGTTGCAGATGACTACTACGCGCAAGTCCTCAACGGATGGAGGGAGGAACTGAAGGAAATATCAGATACTTATGACAAGACGGACAAGGCAATCAAAAAGCTGAAGCACGATTATGCTGATGTCATCTCGTTGACTGGCGAAGAATTGAAACTCTCTCCAGAGAGAATTGAGAGGTACAACGAGTATTCCGAGCAACTCAAGGTTCTCGAGAAGAATCTGAAGGAGGTACAAGAAAGACAGAAGGCATTCGACAACTCAAGGCTGCTTGAACATACCCCAGACAAGTTCGCCACAGAGCCTACGGCAGTTGCAAACTTCAAGATTATGATGGAGTACATGTTCGAGAGCCTATCGGAGGAGGAAGCGTATTATGACAGGCGCAAAAAACTTCAGATTGATGCCGCGAACGATGCCGCGAGAATCGCCGAGAGGGAGGCTGAAGAACGTCTGAGAACCGAGCAGGATTCGCTCGTCAAGCGTTGGGAATCGCTTCTTGAAGATGAAGAGGCACTGCGTACGCATTACCTTACAGAAGAGCAGATTACCGAGTGGGCAGCCAAATCCAAGGCGGAGAAAGAGATTGCGATGAACAACATCAGGGAGATGGCATTCAAAGAGTACTCGATGGAGATGAAACATCTGGTTGAAGTCAACTCGAAAGAACTTGAAAACATCGAGGCGAAGAGGCTGGCTGCAATCAATAAGGCTGAAGTCGAGTATACAGAAGAAGACAGAAGACTGTTTGCACAACTCCACGACAACAGGCTGAACGAACTCGAGAAGTTCTATACCAACGTGAGCAATGTCTACAATGACATCCAGAAAAAGTCAATGACAGCGATGGGCATAATAGACATCGGCAAATTACTTGGCACAGGCAAGCGGGCAATCAAGGAGTACGAGGGCATGATTGAACAAGTAGACTATGCAATCAACGGTCTTCTCTCAGACGCTGCGACCAATATGGTAGACCCTGTCGCGTTCAACAACCTGTACTCGCAACTTGTCGCTCTCAGAAAGAAGGTTAAAGAGACCATACAGGGCATTCACGATGACATGAATGCAGGTGAAATATGGAAGGGTTTCGACGAGTGGATACAGCGGGTCGCGCAGTCATTCCAGCAGGTTCTCTCAGCAATCTTTGCATATCAGAACGGCGAGTTCGACCGAATGCAGGAGGCGATTGACAAGGAACTGGAGGCGGTGCAGAAGAAGTACGATGAGATGGAGGAACTTGCCCAGAAGCACAAGGACGCGATGAACAACATAGAAGATGAGTTGTCCACCGCGCGTGGAGACCGTCGCGCCCATCTTATCGACGCTCTCTCAGCCGAGATACAGGCTCAGCGCGATGCTCTTGCCGCACAGAGAAAAGCCGAGAAGGAGAAGGAGACCCTTGAGAAAAAGGCAGACAAACTTGAGTTGCAGAGAAAAAAGAAACAGCGACAGCAGGAAA